TCTCGGCCACGCCCGCTTGGTAGCCAGTGAATGCGGTTTGGTACTGGCCAGTCAGCGCGTCAATGTTGGCTTTGTACTGCTTGGCCAAGCGGTCAATGTCAGATGTGCTGCGCCGGGCGATCTGGCGCTGTTTGAACTGGGGCAGTGTGGCCATTACTGGATCCTCATGCCTGCGCTGCCGAGATCCATACCCAGACCAAGCTCGGCATCCATGCGCTCGCCTGAGAGCAGGGATCTGCGGCCACCACGGGTGCGAGCTCTGAGCGCGGATGCCTCGGCAGCTGCAGCTTTGCGGCGCTCTTCGTCGGCAGCCTCTTGCACTTCCTTGGCCTTGCGCTCCATCTCCAGCTTGTTGGTCTGGTAGTTTTGCTGCGATGTTGCAAACTGCTCGCGAGCGATGTTGGCTTGTTGCTCAAGGGACGCGCCTTGCTTGGCGTATTCAGCGGTTTGCTTGGACAACTCAAGTCGCATGGCCGCTTGGTCAGAGGCCTGCTGTGCAAGCATGCTGCGTTGTTCGCGCTCAGCTTGTTGGCGTGATTTACGCGCCTCGTTGGCGGTATAAGCAGAACTTAAAAGAATAGCGCCAGCAATATAAAACGGCATAGTTAACCTCCAATTAAAACCTGATCAATCTTGTCTGCATCAGTCTCTTGTGTCGCATGGATGCAAAACCAAACACTGTCTTCATGCGCTGTGATCGTGTGATGCTGGCCAGCAAGAATGTTTATACAGGCAGGTGCCTTGTATTCTGTCCTTACTCCCTCAACCTCCACCGTCACATCACCCTTGGCCAAAATACTCAAATGATCGTAGGCATGCGCATGACTGACCAAAAAATGCTTTGCTGGCAACAGCATCTGCTTTGCGTATAGCCCAGCAGAAAAGTGATGCACCACACCCAAGTCAACTTCAATCATATGCAAACGATTCTAATGGGCTTTGTACAAGGGGCAATGGCTGTATATCGTGGCGATATCTCTCATGCAAACACATCAAAGTCGGTGCTGGCGCTGGACTGGCCCATGGGTCGCCCACCCAGCTGGTGGGTGCGGGTCATGCGGTTGTATTCGCCGCCGCCAAGCATCAGGTAGCCAAAGGAGTCGCCAATGTGTGAGTGCTCGTTCTTGTTTGGCGCGTCCCTAAACCGCTCTTGGCCAGCGCCAACCGCCACCCGCTTGAAGTGATAGCCACCGGCCAGCGCTTTGCGTAGCAGCTTGCACTCGCGGTTGACAATAAGCCCCGGCTTACCTTGAATCAGCCGCTGCATGGGTGCGGCAGATGCCTCACGGCGCACCTTGAAGTCGTTGCTGGCCGTGGGTTGGGCTCGCAGCCCCAAGGTTTTCAAGTGATCAAAAGCAGTTGTCTCATAAATGGTTTCTCTGGCCATACCGGCTGGGTCGCCCCACACCAAAACTTGGTGATTAGGGTAGCGCTGGTTCAGTTCACCCAGCAGCTGGTGGCCAAAGCGCTCCAATCCCATGTCAAAGGTCACTATTTCTTGGTGGATCAGCCACCTACCGTTGGGCAAGCGCTGGCCAATGGTGGCTGCAGGGGTCAATCCGAAGTCAAGCCCTATCTGTATGGGCACATTGGGCTCAATTTCGGTGTCGCCGGACATGGTGCTGTCCTCGTATTCCGGCCAAACAGGCCTGCCTTCTTGGACATAGGTGTATTCGCCACCGGCATAGCAGCGGATCCAGTCCAAATTCTTGCCAAGCAGCATTTGCTGGTAGTAGCCGGGCGGCAGGTTGTGGATGTTTTCAGCCTTGGGGTTGACTTTCCACCACTTGCCGCTTGCGAAGATGTGGTCGTTGGCCTCTGGGTTCTCAGGCAGGTCTTCAACATCCACGGGCACCACGCCGCCGGGCTGCTTGAAGAACTTCCAAGCGTACTGGCCAGTCATCTTTTCCTTCTCGGCCATGCGGTGCCACCAATGGTCATCATCCATGGGGTTGGTATCCATCCAGATGCCGTGCCATGTGGCTCCACCATCGCGCTTGGTGGGATATCGGCCAACCCGGTGAGTCAGTCCATCAATCACAGCCTTGGGCAGCTCACGCGCCTCATTGACCCAAGCACCTGTCAGCTCCAATGACAGCAGCTTCCTGACATCCTTGGGTTGATCAAGGGCAAGGAATATCACCTCGCAGTCAATCCCAGCGGCACCCTCACGGGCAGGCAGCCGGATGTGGTGTGTGATGGGCGGTGTCCACAGCATGGGGCCAAAGGTTGACTCAGGGAAGAGATCCAGCCATGTCTTGATGGTTGTCGTCTTCAGCATGGGGTAGCTGTTTCGGACAATGGCCCAGCGTGAATACCTGACGTTGTCAATCGGACTGGCCTTTTGCTGCACCGCCTTGATGAAGATCTTGGCTGCACACCCGTAGCTCTTGCCCGAGCCCACCGGCCCCATGATCCCTTGCACAAAGTTCTTGCTCTGGATGAAGTCGTAGATCACAGGCGACTCGCTGAAGTCTAGGTTCAAGCCAGCCATCGGCACGCTCTTGTCGGACATCTCTTTGGTACGGCTCATCTTCTTGCTCCAGTTGTCTAATTTGTCTCTTGCGCCACATGATTCTTTTGCTTGAGTTTGTCTTCTGCCCACCAAACTGCTGACTGCCACGCCTGCTCAGTTACCCAAGATTCTTTACAACCCTGTGCAATTTCATCATCCGTCAGCCCTACCCATGTGCGCTGTGACAAGTCATCTAATGTTGATCGCAAAAGCGGCATTACTTCACACCACAACGCATAACCTCTTTGATTTTCCTCACAATCAGGTTCGCACCAGATCAAGGTTTCAAGCGCCAGCTTCAATACTTCTTGTGTCATGCTTCTCCCCTTGGTGCCACAACATTGATATCAATCACAGACGGCTTCTCATTGCCGTCGTCAGGGTTATCAAGCAAACCACTGGCCTTGGCCAGCAGCCTCAAGACTCCCACCTTGTCGTAGAGCTCAATGTCCAGCGTGGAGTACACATTGCCGTCAGCGTCCTTCTTGCTGTTGACCTTGATGCTCTTGATCGCATGCAACGCGTGCTCTGGTATATCGCTAGACCTCTTCACCGTCACATTGCCCTGCTCATCCCAAGACATGATGTCTGTCAGCTTGGTGTTGGCCATGCTCAGCAAGGCATAAGCCACGGCCTCCTTGTTGGCCATGATGGTGCTTGAGCGCTCCAGCCTGCGCTGCACAGACCTCACCCCGCCCCAGTTGGTCAGGGGTGGGATCACGGTTGACTTAACCCGTGCCATCACGGGCTTTCAGCATTGCGTCTGCCATGCGGTACGCTTCTTTTGCGGCGATGTCTGTTGTTGCAGATACCTCAAAGCACTGAGGCAATGCCTTTGCCGCAAAGTAGTCACGCAATGTCATGCCCATTGTGAAATCAATGCCATCAAACCCCTTATCAGAAACTGATTCGTGCCAATTTGGGGTGTTTAAAGGAAACGCCGGTTGATCGTTCATGTCAGCCCCCATCAGAACGGTATATCGTCATCATTGTCAAACACCGCAGGCTTGGGACTCGGCTTGGGAGCAGCAAACACAGGCGCAGCAGCAGCCACAGACCCGCCACCAGAAGTCTTGGCCTTGCCAACCTTGATCTTGAACCAAGCCCCGCCGTCAGGCTTCTTGTTGACGTAGATGTCCAAGAAGTGCTTAGTCCCGTCAGGCATCACAAACGTGCCCTTGTAGTCCCCATGCCACGCCTCAGTCTTCTCAGCGTTCTTCCACGCCTTGCCCTCACCGGGCTTGATCTCATTGTCGTTTGTCATAAAAGTCCTTTACATCATTGTCGTTGAAAAAGTAGGGAAAAGCCCCCAAGGAAAAAGGAGGGAAAATTTTGGAGTGGGCCCCACACGTAGTACGGAAGGGGTGGGGGGCAAGGGTATCGATTTGCGCACACGGCTGGCCACGCCCTGCCTGCCGCTGGCCGCGAGAACACATGCATGCCCGGCCCTGCCAGCAGCCAGACACGCATCGATCTGCCAGCCCTGTACAAAATCCATACGTTGGAATGCTGGTTGGACAGACCGAATTACAAGCCCTACAACGCGCTGACAGGTCGAGTGGCTACCCTTGCCTAGACCAGCCTGTGATCGTGGCTTGTAGACCCCTTCTGACCCGCGGAGGAGGTATCCAATCATCTGGCATCTGCCTGCAACTGCCTGATCCCTGCCATCAGGACTGCCGAGCTGGGCTTGATGCCCTCGGCTGCGTACAGCGGCAGCAGGGTGTCGAGCGCGTCCTTGACCTGCTGTGCAGACATGCCGTCGCTGACAAGTTGTTGCAGATCTTGGTTGTGCAGAACAGACATGTTGTCTTCTTCTTTTAAGTAAACTTCTTCACATGTTGTCTTGTTCTTGTGTTCTATACAACCCTCAGAGGTTGTGCCATAAACGCCTTTAGGTTGTATCTGGACAGAGTTATCCACAGGCGCTGGTTGTGCCTGTTTGCTATCTAGTTGTACAACCTCTGGGGGTTGTGCCTGTGATCCCTTGGCTTGTGCCTTTTTGATGGCTGCTTTCATGTTCTTGACTGTGACTGTTTCGCCTGACTTGGGCATGGTTGTGTACCTTTTGGTTGGTTGCTTGAGTGCTTTGCTGATTGCTTGGGCGACTCTGCGCTGGCCCTCTGGATCTGGTTTGTCTGCTTCCATTGCTTGCTGCTCCTTCATGTAGGGTGGTCTGGTGTCTTCTATGCTGCTGGTGATGCTGACTGCGTCTTCTGCGCTTATGGTTGGGTCGAAGATGACACGCCATGTGGTGTGCCTTGCGCCGGGCATGGGCTTCTTGAGTACCTCTAGGTAGCCTGCTTTGATCAGCTTGACAATGTGCTTGCTGATGGCTTGCTGTGATATGCCCAGCCTGTCTGCCATGGTCTTTTGGCCAACCCAAGTGATCCCAGACCGGTTCATGTAGCTGCATATCAGGATGAATGACCTGATCATGCCGGGTGTTAGATCCTTGTCTGTGCAGGCTCGGATCGGTATGACCGCGATCTTGCGTTGATCAGGTGCCAGTGGCTCTTCCTTGATCTTGGGCTTCTTGGGTATGGCAAAGTTGACAGGCTCAATCATCGCGTTCACTTAACTGCTCCACTTGTCTGATGCGCTGACCGATCCATGCCATCACTGGCACTGCCATGCTGTTGCCTAGCGCCTTGTAGCGTGGGCCATCAGGCGTTGGCTTGCCCTTTGATTTGATGTTGGTGTAGTTATCGCCAAAGCCCTGCAATCTCTCGCATTCAACAGGGGTGAGTCTTCTGACGGCCATGGCTTGCATCACTGTCGGGCCACTTGCGTTGATACTGCTGCCGGGCGTTCCCATGGTTGCCGCCACATCGCCTGTGATGTTGCCGTTGTACAAGTCTGTGCCGACTGCCGCCGCAAGCATCCCACCGGCATTGCCAGCTACACGCATAGTCGGTGATAAATCATGAGTAGCATCCCCACCATCATCATTACGGCTGAATGCAATCGGTTGCGCCACCGCATGACTGTGCGCTTTGGTAAGTGTCGGGCATGGATCACCCGGCTCACCAATACCACTACCCATGCGCCCATCATCTGATGGCCTGCCTTGCATGGTCATAGTATTGAGTGGGATTGGCTGCACAAGCGGCGTATCACCTCGCACAGTCGAGCAATTTTGCGTAGTGAGCTGCACCGTTTCGCTTGGCTGTGGATTGTGATGCTGCTTCATGTCGTATGCTGTTGCCATCATGCGAGCAGCAATTAAATTCTCTGAGCCGCCACCAATATCACCGCCATGTGCCCTTAATGTTCCGACACCTTCGCTATACCCTCCAATGCTGCTTGGAGTGTAGACGGCAACACCTTTCCTCTTTTCTCTGCTCGGCGCAGGATGCCCTGACAGGCTGTGGCGCTCAAAAAGAACCGCTGCGGCAGCTCGCCAGTCTCCAAGGTATCCGACAACGAACACACGGCGGCGGCGCTGTGCCACTCCAAAGTATTGAGCGTCAAGAACTCGGTAGGCGAACCCATACCCGAGTTCCCCCATCCCTCGAAGTAATGAGGCAAAGTCGAGTCCTCCGTTACTGGATAACACGCCGGGAACGTTCTCCCAGACCAACCATCTGGGCCGATATTGGCGAGCAATGGCAAGATAGGTGAGCATGAGGTTGCCACGCGGATCATCCAATCCTTTTCTGAGTCCTGCGACACTGAATGATTGGCAGGGAGTTCCTCCGACAAGAACATCGACATTTGATTCAATTGACCACTCCTTAAATTTCGTCATGTCGCCAAGGTTTGGCGTGTTTGGGTAGTGATGCGCCAGCACCTCTGATGGAAATCTTTCGATCTCCGAATAAGCAACGGCTTGCCACCCAAGCGGATGCCATGCCACTGTGGCGGCCTCAATGCCACTACAGACTGATAGATAGTTCATTTGGCTGCCTTCCATAGCTTGGTGACGTTGTTGGCCAGCTCATCGGCTGACTCTTGGCCACGCTTGTCAAGCACCGCCATGATGTAGTCCCTGCGGCTGATCTGCGGTGTCTTCTTGCGCCTGCGGTTGACCGTGACCGGCAGCTTCTCCAGCACCCACTTGGCCTCGGTGTAGGC